TCCAAGCTAATGATTTTTTGTTGTTCCTTATCTTCTTTAGCTTTTCCAACAAGTCTTTTTCTTTCACTATTGCCTTGTCGTACTTGGCTTGAAGCTTTGGAAGTGCTTTTTCCATCAGCTTTCTCCTTTATAAAGTTTTCTACTTTACTTAAAGTAGTATTGGGGTCAAATATGACCCCAAAATCTTTATACATTTGTTTTAGCAAATTAAATGACTTATTTCTAGTCTTAATTGATAAGATTAATTTTGGCATATTTACCTCTTATCATCGTAAAGATCGAGTCTGATCTTATACTTACTTGCTGTACCATGATTATATAATCTTTCTATGTTGATTATAAAATCGTTCTTAGAAGCTTGATTTTTAAGCTTACTAGAATTGTTTTTAAGTCTTTTATAAAAGATAGACCAATTAAAAGTCTTATCTTTAAGACAACTAATTATGGCATGAACAAACGCTCTCTTTTTGTAATATTCAAAATACTCGCCACAAGCATTTATATTTTTAGCCCAAGTTTTACCTTGTTCTAAATCCTCAATTACAAAATGACCTTTTTTAAAGTCTTTCCTAGAAGTAGTGTTGCAATACCCCTTACCATTCAGCATAGCAATACATTCTACTATGCCAAACTCATAAGTTCTATGAAACCACTCTAAGAGTTGGTAATCTTTTTTACCAAGTTTGCAGAAAGACATTAAGTATTCTGTCAAATTCCATTTTCTATTTACAGAATTGACATTTCTTACATCTTGCAAATCAAACTGACTTTTGATGAAGTAAGTGATTGGATTACCAACAATCTTATAAGCTTCTAATCTATGCTGACCATCTAGGACATTAAGATTTTCATCTACAGCTATTGGCATCTCCAAGTCTTTTTCTTTAATTGACTCAACTAACTTTCTTACATGAAGTTCGTTAATTGCTCTATTACCTTTAAGTTTTCCAAACTTATTATAATCAGTAGTAGAGTATATTTTACTATTAGACATTATTTGTTTCCTTTTAGGTTATTGGTTAGTTTATTTTTTAAAGCCTGAAACTTTTTATCTTCTTCTCTCTTTTTAATTTCAGATTTTAAAATGCTGATCTCAACTTTGGTGTCAGCTTCAGATGGTTTTGCGACAGGCAACCCTGACCTGTCGAACCATCTACCATCCTCAGTAAAACTAAAAGTTTTACCTGAGAATTTTTTTGTTTTGATAGCACCATTATATTCAGAGCCATCAGCTTGAATTAGATAAACTTTACCATGTAGTGTGCAATAAAGCCTATCAATCCATTTATCTTTTATGTAGTTTGCTAAATGTATATTAGTCATTTGCTCTCTCCTTTATTAATTGATTTGCATAAACATTTGTATAGATGCCTGTATTGTGATGAACTTCTACAACTCCATTATCATACACATTTCTTACGATAACTTTTTTGTTTGGTTCTAAAAGATAAGTTTTTTTTTCTGGTGCAAAAATACACTTATCTCCCTTTTGTAATACAACATTATTTTTACTTATTGGTTTCATTATGCTCTCTCCTCTCTTAATAATTTATCGTAATGGTAATAACCATAATTTCTAAAAATATAATTTATTTCCCAATCTGGTCTAGTGCCATTATCAACTTGATTCCAAACTTTTAAAATGTATTTAAACTTTTTCCATTTCTCTAGCTTATCTCTACCTACCAAATTTTCTGTCCATTTGTAGTCATCATAATTTGGGTGGTTTCCTGTACCTAGTTCCATTTGGTTTGTAATCAAACTAGGATATTTTTTTTCAAGTTTAGTAACAAAGTTTTGTATTTTTTCTCTTACTGTTGTCATCTTCTCTCCTTTTAGGTTATTTGTTTTTTTTATATTTAACATATACAGACATATAAGCATTATTAAGGTTGAATTACAACCCCTAAAATAATGGCTTAAAACCTAGCTTATTTAACATTAGATACAACTAAAACGATAATATTTAATGTTTTTCAAATCAAAGCAAATCAGCTACAAATGATTCGTTATGATATTTATAAATTTTATGATAGAGAGAATTTAATGCGTAAGCAGTTTAAGTATAATATTTTCATAACATATACTTTTAGGTTATGTGTTGGGCAGTTTCTCTCTCTCTACTGCCCAGCACCTTTAGAGGAGATAATATGACAAAAGATGATAGAGGAGATCAAGACCTTACAAAACAATTAGAAATTAAAGAAAAAGAAACTCATGCTCTAAATGATGTTGTAGTTAATTTAAAAAATATAATTGACAGTAAAGAAGCTGAAATGACAGCTTTAATAAATGCTAATGATAGTCATAGAGAATTAAATGGACAATTAAGAAAAGAATTAGATCAGGTAAAAGCTGATAATAAAAAATTAGCAAAGCAAGTAGAAGATTTAGAAATAGAAGCTAAAGAAATGTTGGCTTACCCATGATTTTATTTGGACATCCAATACATCGTAAATATACAAAAATGATTTATAAATTTATTATAGGTATAATATCTATTATAGTTTTTATTTTATTAGTAGGTTGTTCTAAAATAGATTTTGACCCAGCTACAGGTGCATTTAGATATATAATTCAACAGGAGATGAAATGGAAACGATGAACTTAAATAGTAGAGAAGCTTATAAAAAAATGACAGAAGCAAGTAGTCTTTGGTCAGAATGGGCAGAGAAATCAATTATATTAGATGAGGGAAGAAAAGCTATGTTTTCAAAACTTTTTCTTAAATATAAATTAGATACTAAAACTGTTGGAGAAGCAGAACATAAAGCAAGAACTGACCCTGAGTATAAAGAAATAATTAAAAGCTACGCCCATGCAGAAGCAAATCTTATAAAAGCAAAATTAATGTATAACAATTTAGATCGTTATTTATCTGTTAGACAAACAGAAGTAAAAAGAGATTTAACTCTAGCTGGAAAGCAAGAGGGATGACAAAATTCTTTATGTTGATATTGGCTCCTTGAACAGTTTAATTAAATTACATAAAGATAGACCCATCAGGGAGACTTGATGGGTCGCTAATGTTTTGTAATTTCTAATCCTGTAATATCAGTAGCTTCAGTAATTTTTTCTATTTTAAAATCGTAATCAACCAATTTAACATCTGGGTATTGATTAAAGTCTTTTAACAAAGATGTAAGTTTTGTTTTTTGTGGGTATGTATCTATAAATCTTAGACAAACAAAATGACCATAAGGTTCATACAAACTGTGTAAATGAAACTCTACTTCTATAATAACTGCATCGTTGGTCATTCATCATATTACTTCTTTTTGTTTCTGTTTAAAACTTTATCTGTCATCTTAGTAGAAAAAGTTGCAGTAAATACAATGATTACAAGATACCAAACACTATCAGGTAAATCATTTATAATTCTTACCCACTCCTCAAAATTGTCTCTAGTATCTTCAAACCAACCTGTTGATAGCATTGCAATCAACCATACCATCAATATCTCGTCTTTCCAGCTTTTATCTTGTGATTTAATTCTTTGAACATCAACCTCTTTACAAGCTTGAATTTCTGCTTCTCTTATAGTTTTTACTTTTTCTGCTTTATGTTTAAAATGATCTACTACTTTTCCAGCAACCATTTTAGTCAAAGGGTTTTTAAGTATTGAAAGCCACATATTATTCTCCTAATAATTCTTTTCCTAATTCTGCGTAATGTATAATTTTATCGTACTTTTCTTTTAGGCTTTCTCCCTTTTTATTTCTTACTGCATATTTAACAATATTTCCATCTACAAAGTTAAGCTTATTGGCTAATATAAATTTTAAAGGAGATATAGGTAATTTATAATGCTGACCCCCTATTTGTCTTTGAGTTGCCCTCTCTGTGGCTCTCTGTGGCTTTAAAGTAGCTTTCCGACCCATTTTCCTGTCTTATCTTTAATAAAAGGCTCAATTATAGGTAATCCATTATATATTACTGAACAGCCTATAATTGGTCTAGCTTTTTGTACTTTGTTATATCTAAATGCCAAACTTTTAGAGTCTATCATACAACCTACTTGAAGTCCAAAATACAAACCTAAACTATTGCCAAACCACCTGACACCCATAAGCGAATGATAATGTCCGGAAACACATGACATCCCCATGCTAGTAGCCAATTTGAGAATATCCGGTGTCTTGCCATGACAGAAATAAACTTTTCCTAAAGGTGTATCTATAACTAAATCATCATGCCACTTCCAACCCTTACCCACTTCTAAAAAATCATTATATTTTTTTATATATGCTCTTGGTATGCCATGTTTAAATGCTCGTCTAAAAACAAGGCTTCCATGATTAGAGTCTAATAAATCCATCTTAGGAAACATTTTTTCTAGTTCTTTTATTACCGGTATTGATAATTTTAACTCGTCTCCAGCACTAGGTAAATCAGGGTCGCTATCGTGAAATGACATAGCATGTTTATCTACTTCATCTCCAATATGAATAACCCTATCAGGTTTATATTTTTTTTTAAGTAATTTAAGAAAGTCCATTAACTCAGGCACATGGTAAGGAATATGTGTATCACTAATTATCAAAACAGACTTATAGATCATAAGTCTTAATACAACTATTTCGAGAGTAAGTAAAGTAATTGTCCTAAAACCAATAGACCGATTGCACCAAGAGAATATAAAATTCTATCAATGTCTTTTTTCATGTGATGTAAATGATTCTTAATTATTAAATCTATTTTTTGATTTACTAATTTAATTCTTCCATCAATCTCTACAAATTTTTCTTTAGTTGTTTTCATTATTTTCTTTTACGAATTTTTCTTCTTAAATCAAGATCATGTTTTCTTGACCCTCTGAGGAATGAGTTGACTCTGCCAAGCGACCAACTTTGCATTGATGTTCTTGGTCTACTGCCGCTGGAAAGATATGCCCCTTGCCCTCTCCTATAAACTTGTTTTAAGATACCAAGAGTTATATTTTTTCGAGTCTTAGCCTTTGCTCTAAGTATAGAAACAACTCTAGCAGATAAAGGTTTTCTTCTAATAGCCACTTCTCGCCCTCGCCCTAAACATTGATCTTGGTATTCTTTGTCCTCTTTTGTAAGCTTCAGACATAGCTTTTATCAAACTTGCTCTTTGTGATCTTGCACCACCTTTAAGACCTGATAAATACTTTTTAGGTAAATCAGTTTCTTTATCTTTTGGTACTTTTCTTCTTTTTCTTTTTTTTGACATTTCTTCTTCTTTTCCTAATTGGTCTTTTGTTTATCATCTCAGCTAAAGTAGCTGTTGTTGTAAATCCTCTCATTTACCTACACTCCTCATAGCCCTGTTGTGGGCAGTTTGAAAAGTAGCACCTTTTTTCATGGCTCTTGCCATTGATCTCATGTGTTTTAGGCTGTGATGCCTAGCATGATTCTTCATGGTCTTTTGTTGTCGAGGCTTTAGACCTTTGATAATGTTTGTTATAGATGCTACTTTAACCATTATCTTTTTCTTCTATTCATTTTTGGTTTCTTAGCTTTTTTCTTCTTTTTCTTCATTCCGCCATGAGAACCTTTTCCTGTATGATAAGGCATATTATTTTCTCCTTTTTGGTTTTTTAGTTTGTTTTTGTTTCTTCAGTATAGCTTTTTGTAAAGCCATTGGAAGTTTCTTTTGTTTTTTTGTTAGTGCCATATTTTCTCCTAGTTTTGCATTTTACCATCTGACCATTTAGCCTCAGGAAGTCCGTTAGTATAAGTTTTACCATCAAATGTTAATACTTGTTTTCTGTTGCTTCCCTCTGCAAAGCTACAATGAACCCAACCTGAGTTAGGGTCTTTATCTTCTGCTTTCCAAAACTCTAATATAAGTTGGTCAAAATTACAATTATTTTGAATCCATAAAGCTACTTGCAGATTAGACACACCAGCTATCTCAAAATCTACTGCCTGTCCTTTTGCGTGTTGAGATGTAGATTTGCTTCCTATTGCTTCGCATAGTTCAGGGCTTCTATAACCTGAAGTGATAATTATTGGTTTTTCAAACTTTGCTCGTACAGGCTCTAATACTTCATAACATAAATCAGTTAAATTTTTTATTTCTCCTGACCCAGCTTTATTAGATATACCTTTTCTTGTAGCTGTTTGAGATTTTTCCATCTCTGATAATGTAAAATGTTTTGATAATTGCATAATTAATTCCTATCTTGCGTTGTTGGGTACACCATTAGAATTTACAAATGGATTTTCTGCAAATGCCATGTAGATGTAAGATGCACCTGATGTATTATAATTATTTCCATTTTGTCTTATCTTGATACCATTACTTACAAAATCATACTCTGCATAATAAGATGACTCTGCATCACTTGTATTTGCCTCTAGTCTATAACCTACTGGATTATAACTATCTCTTTTATTATCTCTTAGTTCCCAATCGTACCCAGCATTAGTAATATTTTTAACAAGAAAAAAAGCTGGTTGAAATCCGAGATAAATAAATGTTCCATCTGCATTTCCATTTCCTGTGTAGCTTCCAAATTTTGAGTAGCCTTTTTTCTCTGCGAAACAGTAGGCTATATAAGTATCTGTGCCATTATTAGTATCTGCATCATTTCCAATTGTAAATACTGATGATGATGGCAAAGTATCATTCATAAAATTAGTTTGTGTGGTTGATACAGCATTTGTACCATTCAAAACTAATCTACTTCTTGCATTAAATTCTTGATGCCATACAATCCAACCTTGTCCTATACTTCTTCCTTTAAAAATTATCCAATCTGGTTTAACACCTAACCCATGACCAACAGTGCTAACAGTACCACTATTAGCTGTAAAAGACACAATAGAAAATCCAGCAGTAGTATTCGCAGAAACAGTTGATTGAATACTGCCACCAAAATTTGATGAACCAAATGTTGAGTTTGTGTTTGCTTGTCCACCCATACCTGAATGTGATGAGCAATAATAATAAAGAGTTGCAGTACCACTAGCAACTGTGATTACAGTTTTTGCACCAGCACTTCCTGGAGTTCCTGTTGTTGTGACATTTGTAGTAAATTCACTTCCCCCACCATGAGTTCCATCTGATGTTGTAGAAAATCTTAATGGATGTCCTGAATTTGAACTATCGGATTGATCGAATGTGTAAGTACCACCCTCTTGTAAATCTAAGGTTACAGCACTTGTACCAAAATCATCAAATCTATATTTGTTTCCTGAATCTGAAACTACTTTTACTGAGTATGTTATGGCTGGTGCTGTTCCACCAGCTAACCAATTCCATGAGGCATAAGTACCAGATGAACCATTATAATTACCAGCATCTCCTAAAGTAAATCCATCACTATCAAAACTTTGTAAACCCTCTGAAGCAGTAGCTTCTGCGTTAGAATTATTACTTTTTAATCTGTTAGTAGCAGATCTAATTGAATCATGTAAAGCATGATCTCCAGCACCACCTCTATTTTTTATCCAGACCCAATCAGGCTGGAATCCCACGCCTGAGATTGCATGACCACTTGAACCATTACCAGTATAAAGTTTTGTATTAAAATAAATTGTTGGGTCGTCTATAGTTGTATAAGGCATTATCCAAACTCCGCTAAGTTTTTAGTGCATAAGCTATAATATCCTGATGGTACAGAATATTCAAAGTTTCCATAGCCATTACCATCACTATTTCCTGATGAAATACTAAATGACGGAGAGCCAAAGTTCATTGTAAGTGTTGTACCTGATCCTGAATTATTATCTACTGAAGCTGCTATTAAATAACCATCTGATGAAGTTGGTAAAGTAATACCATTACTTCCTGATGATGGATTTTGAGTGCCACTATAATTTACATAAGTGCCGTTTCTGTGAAAATAAATTTTACCATTATCAACATCTATAGCCATACCTATTATATCTCCATTTGAAAATGAAGTTGGTGTGGTTATAATACTACTGCCATCTTTTCTTATTTTTGATTGACCAGATCTATAATCAAGATTCCAAAGAATAGTATCTGTATTTGTTTCAAAATAACCAAGTGTATGATTAGCATAAGAAGAAGTTGCTATTGCAAAAAATTCTGCATAACCACTTCCTAATGAATCTATTTTACATTCTATATAATATTTTCCTGATGTGCTTGTTGATATTGTAGATGCACTTGCACCAGCACCTGAGCCAGTACCATCTATTTGTAAATTACCCTCTTTAAAATTTTGAGAAGTTCCTCTTGTATTTGTTAAAGGATTCAATGTTGCAAAATTATTTGTGCAAGTATCAGTAGATTGATCTACACTTGTTAAATTATTTACAGTAAAGTTATTAGAGTTTCCTGATACATCTTTTCCTAAAGCTGAACTATCCTCAAAATCTAAATAAAATCCATTATTTCCAAATGTTAATCCTGATACATCTATTGGCTTCCATACATTAGGACTATCAGAATCAAACTCTCCAAATGAGGTAGGGTCTAGTGATTGACCATCACAATAAACAAATTCACAAATATAACCATCTATATAAGAACTTCCTGCTGGATAACCTGATCCTAATAAATTTTTATTTGTTTGACCACCTTCAAATATTTTTAAATCATCATTTTGTGATGGATAATCTGTCTGAGCAAAACTTGTTTCTTGGACTCCATTGATATATACTCTTACCCTGTCTGTGCTTGTTGATTGTGTTGTGTCAATTCTTATAACGATATGATACCACGCAGACACATCTCTTAATTTTCTATTTGTTTTTAATTGAATATGGGTTCCAGAATTATCATTATCTACTATTCTTAATTCATCTGTGTTTGTTAATTGTATATATCCTCTATTATTGTCATTCTCTACTTCGTTTGAATATATTTGACGATTTACTGTAATTTGACTTAATTTAATCCAAAAACTAAATGTGCCTATTCTTAAACTTGATTGACTACCTAATGACCTTACTAAATAATCTGAACTCCCATCATTAAACCTTAATGAGTTAGCTACATCATAGCCTGTATCTTTTATGGAGTTAGTTCCAAGTATAAGTGGCATTAGACAACCTCTTTAGGAAATTCTGCTAGTGGTCTTTCAATTACAGGGTTTTCTTCTGTTCCTATATTTACATATTCATAAAGTGTTTTTAATTCATCAACATTAGTACAAGCATCTATTTGAGATTCCATTTCATTTGATTTTGCTCGAACATCTGATCTAAATGTTGTGATATTTTCAGGAACATTATAATCTGACACTTCTGTTGCTTTTATAACATACCAATCTGTTGGTGCTAATAATCCTGATGCTTGTTGTTTTACAATTCTTTTTTTCTCTGTTTTTAAACCATAATTAATTACTTGGTTGCCATCATCATCTAAAATATTTTCTCCATCTTCATCTACTGCATCTTCATCTTCTAATCTTTTTGGTGTAGCAGTTCCCCAAGATTCAGTGACTTGACCATCTGCAAATGTATAAGATGAATCTGTATTGATGTAATATGCTGGGTCTTTGTAGTTTGTTTTATCAACTACTATTTCATAAATACCTATTGCTTCTTTTTCTGATTGAGACCATAATTCAAAAATTTTAGCTGGGTATCTTACATCTCCTATCACAATTGATTTAGGAAAATTTACATATTGTGTTATTTGATTATCTTCTACTATTGCATACATATTTTAACTTTCACTTAAATTTAATGTTCTTCCGACTTCTTGCCAAACTGAACCATTGTATCTAAAAACTAATATATCAGTTTTACCATCTGTTGAAGTAAATGTTGGTGCAGTTGAAG